TTATAATCCAGACGCCACAATAGCTTTTTCAGTAGCGTCTACAACGGCTATAGCTGTATGATAAGTGCTTTCTTTTTTGACATTTATTTTACTTATACCAAAACATTCTTCCGTGGTATTAGTAATCCACTCTGTTATATATTTCTTTTTAAGTTCGTCTTTGCCTAAATCAGATGGTAATTCAAGACATGCTCCAACATGGGGTTTATTAAAAGAGGGTTTACCATAAGAAGTCATAACACCAAGAATATAATCAGATACACCTAAATTTATATTAGTTCTTCCTATTACTTTGTTTTTGCTTTTTATATCACCATGAGATAAGCATATTACCAAATATAATCCAGTTTTTGCTTTACTCCATACTAAACCATTAACAACACGACGACCTTTATCATCTATACTTTGTTCTTCTTCTACTGTTAACAGTTGGTCTTTGTAAGGATCATCTGGATGTCCAATACCAACTTTCATATCAGCCATTATTCAATATCCGGGATTTTATAATTTTCAATAACACCAACAAGTGTTCCTGTTAGATTTTTAGGACGCCATCCTTGCCCCCACGCAATCTCGGCCAAACTTGATAATGTCTTAAAAACATCACCAGCATCACCACTAATAATAGTGGTTGGCATTGGAACGCCTTCGTGCATAGTTTTTTCTTTGATTTCTACAGTGCCGTATCGTTTGAATCTATCACACCAAACTCCTCTGATTGTGATAATATCACCTTGTCTGGTGACTTCTTTATTAACTAATCGCATTTCTTATCTCCTGTTATTATGTTATCAGTGGAGCGCGTTGGTTCCGAGCCAACGTACTGAAGGGTTTACGGGATACTATCCCAACCCCCAGGCAAATCCATTTGTGCGCCCCAATATATTCTATTTATTAAAAAACCCTCCTTCGTAGTCAACGAAGAGGAGGGTTTAAAATACTTTTTTATTAGCCTGTGCCAACAGCGATGTTCTCAGTAGCGCTATTAGGCACCAGTTACACGCAACCAACCATGACTGCCAACAATATCTAATCTATCCGAATAAGCAATAGTATCGACGTTTTCAGTTGTGTCTTCATTTTCAGCATATAACTCAATAGTATCACCATTAGCAACATCAAGCAATACATCAATTTCATATTGAACTTGTGAGGCAGCAGTAACAGATTGGGCAGCAGTTTCAAAAACAGAAGCACCATCTACATAGATATGCAAAGTAAGATTGTCTGTTCCAGTAGCAACATCGACATCAAACCGCCCCTTAACATTTAATAACTTTGTACCGGTAAAAGTAGCAGTCATTGTGTTATCGTTTCCAACAGTAATGCCATTTGCGTCGCCTTTTGGAGTCGTTACAGCAACAACCTTCACGGCTGTTCCACCAGAAGCAACTGTAGCAAGTCCAGCAGCATAAGTGAATTCACCACCAACAGGATCATTATTAGTAATCGCTGTAGCATTAGTAGAAATATTCGTAACATTGGTGGCAATATTAGTAGTATTGGTAGAAATATTGGTGGTGTTTGTTGAGTTTTCTGATTCTTTGGCAACAGGAGCACCACCAGCAGTAGAACCATCATGAAGAACAAGTCTACTATCTGTAGTATCCATTGTTATTTCACCAAGTTCACCAGTATACGATGAATGTTGAGCACTTGTGCCCGTTTGAACTGCTTTACCTATTCTTTTAATAACAGAAGAACCATCTAAATCAGTTGTAGTATTATTTAATCCCATAATAAAAATTCCTTTTTTTAAAAAGCCCTCGCTACTATAAAGCAGCAAGGGTTTCTAATTTGTTTTATTCTGACTTAAGCTGCGGAGCTTAATGGAGTAGCTTCTGAACCACCAGATTGGGAAATCCAACCATCAAGCAACCAAGAATCAGTTGCAACATCGATGAACTCAACCCAGTCATAAATCTTACCACCAGTAGCAACACCATTAAAGGTGATTGTATCTGATGTACCAGGAGTAGCTGCCCATTCATATAAAGTAGTAGGAGCATCGGTATCGACGCCATGAATACTTCCATAAAAACCAGCGTTGGCTGTATCAGCAGTCACAAATGTAGATGCTGTAGCAGCAATACCTTGAACAACTTTGTAAACATTACCAGTGCCTGTGGCTTCTGGTAGTGTGACAGCGAGTGAAGCATCAAGAACCACTAAAGTTCTATTTGCGTGTACCAGCGCTGTTAAAGATAATGTATTTGTACCATCAGCAATACTTAAAATAGTGCCTGCACTATCTGCGTGCCCGCCTGCTGTAGAACCATCATGAACCACCAATCTATCATTAGTAGTATCATATGTTAGTTCGCCTAATTCACCAGTATAAGCTTGGTTTTCTGTAGCAGTACCTGATTGAACTGCATTACCGCCTCTTACTAAAAGGGCAGAACCGTCTAAATCGGTTGTAGTTTTGTATAATCCCATAATAAAAATTCCTTTTATATTGTTTATGTTTAATCAATGTGGACTTCTACTATGTCTTCTTACTGTTTGACACTTCTATTTATAAATTTAATTACATCAGTCGTTTTTAACGGCTTCTATAAGAACTTGCTCAAACAATGGTCTTGGGGTTGTTGTTGCCACCGAACATATTGCGTGTTTGTAAATTAATTGCGAATGTGCGTCTCGTAACAATAACACCGAAAAATCATCAAACCATGGCAGGATTCCTTGTAATTTAACACCATTCATAAGAAATATCGTAACAGGTAATTTATTTGTTTGAATATGTTTTAGAAAGACGTCTTGAACACTAACCATCTTACAGTCCAGAACTATGAAGTCTAACATTTGTATTATAAGTGCTCGCACCTACTCTTTTCTCTACTTCTTTTCTATAAGCAGCGTCTTTTTTATATTTTGGATCACGCATAGCCAAAGTTTGTTCTTCCATACTATTAAATCCCTTAACACCAGAACTCGAAGGTGCCGTCTTATTCAATGTGTTTATAGAAGTTTTTTCTTCTTTTGCGGATTCTGGTGCTGATAAACCAGCAAGTTCTAATGCTAAATTAATACCAGCATTAAAAGTTTTTGCTTCAAACATCAAACCATCTATAGTATCTCTTTGTTTTTGTGTGGCTTTTTCTTGAAGTGCTTCAAACACTTGTGTGAAATTTTCTTTGCCACCCAAAGCTTTTTCAATCTGACCGATATGATCAGCCGTTTCTTTATGTAAAAGCTTAATATAAGTATCTATTATATCACCAGGGATACCACTATCAATAAGAGACTTTCGATCTTTATCTTCAATATTACCACTTTTAACAATAGAATCAGACATATCGTCAAAATTCAAACCTGCATCTTCAATAACTTTCTCTACATTATTAAGAGTCTCAATTTCTTCTGCTTTCGTATCTTCTGTGGATTCTTCTTTTTTGGTATTTTTTTGTTTGAAGGCTTGTTCTTTCCCAAAGGAAGCCCAATCCATTTTTCCGTTTTTGTAGTATTTGTCATAAGAAGCTTGATCAACATCCAAATCCTTTGCAGATTCTTCTTTCTTTGCCGCAGCAAGACCTTCTTTTACTTCTTCTACTGTTTGTGTAAAAGTTGCAGATTGACTTTTATTATCTTCAACCTTAACTTCTATATTTTTTTCTGTCATTTTAATATCTCCTGATATGTTTGTTATATTATTCTCCGCCCCACATTAATTTGAAAGCCATTGCGTCTGTTTCACTCTCAAAAATAAAGGCTGTTCCTGTAAAAATTCTTTTATATTCTTTACCCATTGATGATTCTTTTTCTTTATAAATTCCTCTATAATCTACATTTATATTATTAGATAGACACCAATTCATCATTTGTTTAAATTTCCCAAAAATAGAATATATGTGAACTTCGTATTCACTCATATTAACTATTGGCATTTTAATATCTCCTGATATTTAAATTGTTAATTTTTATTTCTATTAGCCATTGCTTCCTGTAATATACGGTCGCCCTCTTCCAATAATGCTACTTGATCTGGCGTAGCTTTTCCTTCTTGATAATCCATCATTGCTTTATAACGAATTTTGCTTGCCACAATATTATCTTTTGTGATAACTGTATCATTTCCTTCAAAACCGTCGCCTTTATAACTTTGGTTACTTATTGTTATTTCTCCATCAGCCATTTTTTATCTCCTTATCCTTATAGTTGTTGAGCCATTTGCTCTAATTGGGCTGGATCAACATTACCAGCAATTTTAGCAGCAGCATTTATAGCTGGTCCGGTTGCTTGCTGTGTTAATTGTTCATCTTGTCTTTGTTGATTCTCTTGTTTTATCTGTTCTTCATCTTTTATAGCATCAGGGAATCCAAGTCCAACCATTATCTTATTTAGTATAACGTCCATTTTTATGACTGCTGCACCAGCGGGACCAAATTGATTGATAATTTGTGCTGCCTGGACACCTCTGCCAACATCTCTTTCTCGGCTAAGACTTTCAAGACCAGTTAAAATAGTTGCTTGTAGAGCATCTTTTTCTATATCTGGGAAAGAACCTTGTTCTTTCATAGATTCTATCAAAAGTTCAGTTCTTCTTTCAAGCAATTCAAGACTTAATGTAGAATATACTCCACCCAAAGTGGATTCTAATTCTTGAATATCTCTTTCAATTTCAACTGCTGTAACTCTTTCAGCGTCTCTTTGTGCTCCTCCAAGTAATAAGAATGCTTGGCTAATGCTATTTGTTAATCTTGAAATTTGTTCAGATATAATTTGATATCCAGTAACATTTGTAAACGATTTGAATTGGACTGATTCTGGATCACCTAATATCGGATCACCATTATTCATTCTGGTTATTTTGTTTCTTATTTGATTAGCAGAAGCTCCAGGTTTAATCATTATAAAGTTTTTAGCAGCCATAGCAGCATAATCTAAACTTGCTTTTTCTAAAGCGTCAAGCGATCTAAAATCAGCAATAGTTTCTTCTACTTTAGCTCGACCGTAATCTTCGCCGGGTGTAATACTCCAACGCAAAAACAGATATGGTAAATCTTCAATATCAAATTTTTCTTTACTTGGTACAGATATACCATCACCGGTTTCTCTTGTTATTTCATATGTCTTCTTACCTTTTACATTTTTCATTTTGATATAAGTGTATAGTTCAGACTCAAATTGTTTAGAATCGCTCATATCGGTAGGTTTTACACTATTCTTTGGTATTTTTACCCCTTCTGGTGGGTTATCAACATCAAATAATTCTTTTATTACACATTCAATAACTCTACCCTTGTGGTCTCTTCGCCATACAAACTGATCTAATCTAATTGTTCTGATTGTATTATCATCTAACATTATCTCTATCGCTGAACCCGCAACTATAAGTTGTTGCATAGTAACCAAGGTAGCTCCACGCCAATTTGCTCTTTCAACTTCTGCTTGGATAATCTTTTCTGATTTAGCAAGGTCTTGACTTACTTTTGTTGGAACTTCACCTTTCATCTCAAATAACATTTTTGGTGGAATATCAAGTCTTAAATGCGGTCTACCAGCAGGGATTAAAGCCAGTGTCAATCGTGATGACAATGATATAATCGCTCTTGAACCTAAACCATTATAAGGTTCATATAAATGCGACTTTTGATCGTGGCCTTCGAGTGGCATTAAACTAGGGATAGTTAACATTGCATTATGTCTTGCTCGTTGAAGGAATTGATTCCTATCTGGAGTCATAGCATCATATCGGTGTTTTATGTTTGTCATTATTCATCTTTTCCTTTAAAAATAGGAATATTTTTTCTTTCTTTTGATTCTTTATCTTCTTTGATTTTTTTATTAAAAATACGACCGTGATGGGTTCTTGATCCAGCATTGGTGGTTGGTGAACCGCCGAATACCGAGATTCTTATTCGTCTTTTTTCAGCTTTTAAGCCTAATGCTTCTGATGATCGGGGTATTATATTTTTCTTTTTTGATTTTACCATTAAAAATCTCCTCCAACTCCAAAGCCGTCACCAGTGCCACGAACATTGCTGCGCGCTTCGGCTCTTTCCGCTTGTGAACTTCCGCCTCCCTGTTCGCCCCCAAATACACCTCGCACTCTTTTAAGTTTTTGTAATGCAGTTTCTACCTTTTTAACTTTTTTTGGTTTTGGTTTAGGTGGTGTTGGAACAGTTGTATTATTAACTTGTGAAGGATCAAATACTCTCCCTGGTAAATCTGTTCTTAAAGAACTTCTACCTCTTCGAGCAAAAATAGCTTGCCGTCTTTTAGCAGCTTCTCTTAATTGTGCGGCACGATTAGGGTCGATTTGTGTTAAATCTTCCTCTGGTTCTGGAACTCTTACTTGCTGGCGACTTCCACCACCAAATATTCCTAACGGATTTCCCATTTATTATCACCTCTCTTTAATACGGCCAATTTATCAAAAACTTCAAAACCAAGCCTTTTTACAAAGTTTTTTGTTCCTTTTTGTTGAATATTGGCATAAACCATGTCTATATCATTACTATTTAGCCAAAAATAGATTTTATTGAGCACTTTTTTAGTGACCCATCTTCCTTTGTATTTAAGATCACAACAAACATGTAATTCCTTTATTTTGTATTTATAAGATGGTATATCAGAAAAGAAAATATAACCTATTGGGTTATTCTGATGGGTCACTGTAATCACGGAACACATTCTCAGCAAAAACCCCGTCCATGTGAACGGGTGCCACTTTCGGATGTTTTTCTCTGCTGTCATCCAAAACTCTACCGAACTCTTTGTCGTAGATTGTCTCGTTGGATTCGTTATCGTTATTATCATCTATATTCTCTATTTCGTTTGTTTCCCTTAACCATTCAACTAAATCGTCTACACATTTTCTATAACCACTCTTAAACGCAAGTTGTTGTGTAGTAGCTGGATTTAAATTACCCCATTGATTTACTGTTGTTGGAAAATCTGGGAGTTGTGTTTGTTCATCAAGAAAATCTATCAAATCTGCTGAAAATCTTGGTAATTTGAATTCTTCTTCGTCTGTCATTTTATATCTCCTGTGTATAATGTATTTATTAAATCAAAGAACCCAGCCACATTTCTGCGACTGGGTTCTTCTTTTTCAAAACATCAGGAGACGAAATGAAATGTTTTACCTAACTATTAGGTGTTTCGGATGTCCCACGTAATTTCATTACGAAGTGGACCGTGGCCCACGGCGATTTTTGCAACTATGAAGTCCTCTTGACGACGAACGTCACGAGTAGTTTCAAGTCCCATACCAATTAACTTGGTTGTACCAACGCCCTGTCTACCCCACGCAACTCCAAAAGTTGTTGAAAAATCGGCACGGTATTTTGCTTTCACATCACCGTTGGATGAATCATCACTTTGAGGAATAAGGTTAGAAGAATACATAGTAACTTTACGAAGTCTAAGACTCTCGTTATCTGGGTCTTGACCACCAAATCCAGCAAGATCACGATTTGCGAACAAGAATGGATTGGCAAGAGAATCACTACCCTGACTGTATGCAGTAGCGTCGAAAGTTGCTGGCGGAACTGCAAGATGAATTGGGCCATCATAGTTAGCAAGCTCAGCGTCAACTTGTAGTCCACGCATAACTTCCCACCACTGAGCACCAGCAGTTGCAGTAATAGTGCCAGAAACATCAGCACTCAATAGTTGTGTACCATCAGGGAACGGCGATGTACTCGATGCGCCCGCTAGGGAGCTATCTGCTCTCGCTGTCTTGATGATTGTACGATAAACATTTGTGTCGAAAACTCTCGCAAGAGCTTTTCCGAGTTCACTTGTATATTCTGAACGAACATCAAAGTGAGACATCGCATCATCTAAATCATAGATGCCGATGTGAGCAACAAGTAAGCCATCAATACTAATAACTCTTTCGGTTTCATCAGTGTCTTGGCCCAACATTTCTTGACCAGCAGTGTGATATGCCGCACTAACTTTCCAAGTCTTAGGGAACTGATGAGATTTACCGGAAGAAATTTCTTTAATGACATGCTTGTCCATGGTGTGTGTCTTTTCGCTAAATGCTGCGTAAGTTTCACCACCAAACATTTTTAAGAATAGACCCGTATTGTCGCTGGTATCAGCAACATCTGTACCAAATCTTGTTGGAGCAGAAGGATCGCCTACAAATAAAACCATTTTTTTATTTCCTTTGGCTATACAAGAATAATAGACAGCACTATTGCTGTTATTGTTTTCTTGAATTAATATTTCGCTTAATATCGCTTGGTTATGTTGGTTATGAAGTTTTGGTTATTGCACCGAATATCGCTACAACGCCAATCACTCAAGCCGTCAAGCCGCAGGAGTATTGAAAATTTATAAAAAGCAAGGATCAGTTGCTTGATATAAATGGGAAATCTTCTGATCAGGAATCATTCCGTATTTCTATTTATAAATTTATTTAAAATATTATATTATTTAACTGTTTTTACCTCTTGGATCAATCCAGCCTCGTGTCCAAATTCGAAGGATAGAAATTGTACCATCGGAAGAACGGTATCGAATTTGTGCCGAAGTGTTTGTCTTTCGCTCGGTGCTGATATACTGAGGATGAGCATTAGTGGTGGAAGTTATATCACTAAGAGTAGTGGCACCGGGCGCTACATCAGTCTCGTCTATTGCTGTGATAAGCACCTGTGAAGTAGAATCGTTTTGAAATCTAACAGTCATTCGCACAATTGTTTCTATTCCAGTAGGGACCGACATTGTTGGCGTATTAGCTGACGTTCCCGGTGTATTATCGGCAACATCTTCAATCGCATCCACCCAATAAAAGTTATCACCATGCTGGAAGAATGCCAGGATGTTAGCCGAGACATCCGTCAACACCGCACCAATTCTTCTCTTTTGATCATAATCAGTTGGCATAGTTGGCGCTGTAGCACTTTCAGAAAATAACGCATCTACAACACCGGTATCACTTCTTTTAATTAACCAGATGTGATACCAGGTAGAGGCATCTGGTGTTCCGGCAGAACTTTCTGTTCCATCAAGACCGCCGCAATCAGTTCCTAGTGTCCAACTAGCATCTATTTGTTTCACCAAAGTAGAAGTTAAAAGAATATTAGCAGAATCACTACCATCTCTTGTTGAACCATTTGCTATATCAATATCGTGATCCGTATCTGTATCTTGAGATAAGATTAAACCATCAATATATCCTCTTGGTAAAGGTACTTCGGCTGCTGTGATTACACCATTTTTATCCCAACCATAAATAGTTGTTGCAGCAATTTGAACTTCATCGAGGATAGGAGTGGTTGATAAACCGTTTCTTGTTCTAGTTATTCGGATAGAAAATTCGGTATTCCCATCTACTACCCAATCCGCTAAATCAGTAATTTCCCACGAAATAATCCCAGTATGTTTAAACCCATCGGTTCCGTCAATCGGACTAAATGTGCCCCAAGTATCACCAGCTAGACTATACTCAAATATAGGGGCGATGCCGCCACCACTTGCTCCGGTATCAGCAATGATTTCCATTTCAGCAAATTTAGCAGCATCCCCAATAGTCATAGTATCATTATCAGCAACAAAAACAGAAATATTACCAGCACCACCAGAACTTAATGCAGCCAATACATCAACCGCCTTATTAAGAGCACTATCCATATCACCAAAAGTTCCTACGTCGTGATGCATTGGATGAACACCAACGCCGGTATGTATCCCTACAATCTCGGCTGATCCTTCGGTAGTGGTTAGCACGTCTATCGCATTTACCGTTCCACCCGTTGTTAAGGTTTCATCAATACAAACTAGAACAGGCGCTTCTGCCTCGGTTGGTGCTACAGAACCAGTAGTATAGTCTATATGTATTGCCTTAACATCACCAAAACCAGCGGCGTCCACTTCTAATCTTAACGCGCTATCGTCATTCTCTGTTGCTATATGTGTGAATAAATTTGCTCCACTGTAGGTATTATCAGTATCAAGTAAACCAAGAACCGAACCAGATGTTCCTATTTGAATACCTAAAGCATCTCTAGCGTCAGATGCATTTGCAGCAGAAGTTCCACCTAAAGCAAGCGTAAGGGGTGTTGGAAATCCAGCAAGTGTAGCACTATCTACATAGTTTTTAGTAGCGGCATCTTGATCTAATATAGGGTTTGTAACATTTTTAATGATTTTTGTTCTTGCTGTCCATTTACCATCAGTTTCGTCAAGATTCATTGCTCGATCAGCTAAATCCATTGCTTCTTGTGCCATAAAAAACGTTTGAATGTTAGCATTATCCAGATCAGATTCTGTTAATACACCTGGGGTAAAATTAACATCTCTTGATGTTCGTGATGTACTTCGTTGAAGTAATATAATATCTCCAGTTGTTGCGCCAGTTACAAGTTGTATTGTGGTCGCATCTGAAAATATATAATGAATTGTTACGGTTAAAGTAGAACCGTTTTGAATTACTTTAATATCTTCCTGTGCTTGATATGAAAACGAAATTATAAAATCTGTTTGTTCACTCGTAGCAATATATTCATCTAATGCAAATGCCATTATGTTTATCCTTTTTTATTCCTTAAATATATGTTATTATTATTATTTGGCCATTTCCACCAGCACCACTATCACCAGTTTCTGTGCCGCCGCCGCCGCCGCCGGGTTGTGTTCCTGCTGTTCCAGCGGTTCCGCCAGTATTACCAACTCCGCCATCGCCACCATAGACACTGGTTCCACCAGGGCCGGATGCGCCGCTGCCAGCGCCAGCGCTACCACCACCACCGCCCCAGACAGAATTACCGCCAGCCCAGCCGTCATTTCCTTTGCCGCCGCCGCCACCGCCACCTCCCCAGATAGCGGGATGTCCATACTTATTATTACCATTTGTACTATCGCCCTTGCCGCCATCACCACCATTCATGCCGCCACCTGCGCTGAGCGTGCCGTAAGTGCCGCCGCCAACACCACCAGTTACTCCACTTCCAGTATTTCCTACTGATAAGGCACAACCACCACCACCACCACCACCAGATGAGCCGCCGCCGCCGTTGCCGCCGCCGCCGCCATATATGGTAAGCAGGGAGCCGAATGTAGTATTGTCGCCCACACGGCCATTACCGCTGGTAGTCTTGGAAGTGCCACCTAATCCAATCGTAACATCTTCCGTTGAACCTAAATCACTGGCTAAAAATCGTGCTTCCATATAACCGCCGCCGCCGCCTCCTCCTCCTCCCCAACTACTGGTTGCTTGTCCACCTGAACCGCCTGCTCCCCAAGCCTGTACAAGAACGCTTACGGCGGCTGTTGGTTTTGTCCAGGTTCCATCACTAGTAAATGTTTGAATATCAACACCTGTTATTTCTAATGTTGTTCTGGCTGCTGTAGCATTGACATCATCAAGCAGACTTCTGGCAAATGTTGTTAAAACAGTAGTCGCATATGTATTTGATGCTGTTGTATAAGGCATCTTGTCTGCGGCTGTTGTCAAATCAGCTAAACTTACAAGAGAAGCAATAGTAGTAAGTGCTGCCAATGTATCAAGATCATCGTCTTGTGTTTGAGCAGATAAAGTAGTTCTTGCCTCTGATGGCGTTGAAGCACCGGTTCCACCATTTTCTATAGAAATAGGCGAACCTAACTCACCTATAGCAATATTGTCAACATAATTTTTTGTAGCGACATCTTGATCTGTTGTTGGGTCTAAAACATTCTGAATAAGTTTTGATTGGGCTTCCCAGTTTGCTGATGAATTCAACAACATTGATCTATTTGCTATATCAATGGCTTCTTGAGCCATAAAAAATGATTGAATGTTTGAATTATCCAGGTCGGCTTCTGTTAACACACCTGGAGTAAAATCAACATCTCTTTTTGTTTGTGATGTGCTTCGTTGAAGTAATATAATATCGCCAGTTGTTGCGCCAGTTACCAATCTTATAGTAGAAGCATCATAAAAAGTATAATGAATTGTTACGGTTAAAGTAGAACCGTTTTGAATTACTTTAACATCTTCTTGGGCTTGATATTGATATGTAATTACAAAATCTGTTTGTTCACTCGTAGCAATATATTCATCTAATGCAAATGCCATTATTTCTTTCCTCGTATCTTTTTAATAATCCAACCAGAAACTCTTTTATAAGTCTTACTTTCATATAATCTTACAATCAACCAAAGAACAGTTAATATTACTGCCAAATCCGACAATATTTTCAAAAGAACTGCACCTAAAATTGTTACACTTGCAACGTCTATCACATCTTTAACTATTTCGGGAGTATCTTCAAGCATAATCCTTTCCTTTGGTTATATATTATTATTTATTAAAAAACATTCAACTGTTTAAGTTCTGTAATCTGTTTATTTAACACCTTAATCTTGGCAACTGTTCCCGGATCAGGGGTTCTATTAAATGCTCTATCTTCAACAACAACTTCGTTTAACCTATCTCTTCTTTCTGTTAAAGATATCAAAACCTCATCTTCCATCATCAATGCTTCACCCATAGAAAGTTCGCCGGAATAGCTTGCTATGCTCATTCTATTTGTATCACTATATTCGTCTTGATCGTAAGCGCCAAGCCCACCATATCGTAATGGAACTCTTGCCCATTTATCAAGTTGGTTGGTTTTATATCCTGATATATTATCAGCAATATCAGATATTAAAGAACCTCTTACATGTGCTACTGCATGACTTAAAGCATCAACGATATCATCATGATCTTTAGCTGAGCCGGTTCTACCATCATAGGAGATTCTAACTAGCTGATTTACAAATTCACCACCGTGATCGGATTCAACAACACATTCAAGAATTATCAATCTTCCTGCTCCCATCGGTGGCGCTAGGTTGTCGATTATTCTTTGTCCTTTTTTAATGTTTTTGGTGGTAATACTAGTCACCGAAACAGGATATCCAATAATAATAAGCTCATTTTCAAGTGTGTCACCAAACAAACTTTCAGCCGTTTCTTCAACCAATAATACTGAAATATTATATATTTTGGCTATCTGAGCCAACCTACGCATAGAATCCTTTTTATTAGCGTTTCTAACGCCTTCAAGATGCCTAATTACACCAAAGCCTGCTTGTGTTACACTCAATATTGCAACACCTATAGCATCGCGCCCAGCCATTCCGCTGGCAGGGTCAACAACCATAACATTTTCGGCATAAGGAGCAGGAGGTTTGCCTTCTGTATCACCATAATACCACGCATCACCCTTCGGTGCTGACCATCTATTCAAGTCTTCCGCTTCTATATTTGTTCGCACCGCTGATATTGGGAAGTTCATAGCCATTGGGTCGCCTTTACAAACTAAAAGGTCTGATATTTTTAACGGTCGTTCATTTAGAATAGCCGGATCAGCAATAAGCATAATATGCAAGCGCCAAGCCCTTAATGTGACACTTTTACGCCAATCTAATCCATCTTTATCTGAATACATTTCTTTCCATCTTGATTTAATGGATTTTAGTTTGCCGTTAACCAACACTTCTTCAAACATAAGAGCGCGATGTTCTTCCCATGTGGGGACACCTTCCGAATCTGCCAAATCGGCAAGTTTGGCATATATAGAAAACTCTGTTTGATAGGTGCCAAGCAAAATCTTACGTCCTTTGGGATTTATCATATGAAGTTCGTTTAGTTCTTCTTCTAAAGAAACAACCTTTTCTGGTGTATCATCCAATTGACTCTCAATATCATCTGCAATAGTTAAATCGGCACGAAAACCAGGTAAGTTTGAACCACGACCAAGACAGGATAACGTTATACCACCGGTAGATACGGCAACAGATTGTGGGGTTTGGTATTCTTCTGAACTATCAAGGCAAAGACCGGTTGGCTTCAAGTGATCAAGAACGGGGCAGTTTTCAATGAAAACCTTTCTTACAGTTCCCATAAATCTTCTTGCCAGCTTTGCTCCTCTAGATATAATTAAAACATTCATTAGAGGGTTTAAGAATATTTCCCACGCAACATACATTTTAGTTAATGTGGTCTTGGCACTATATCGTGTTGCTATGATAAGAACCCTTCTGTGTTCAGATAGAAGTCCTCTTTTAATATTTTCATGAATTTCACCCGGCTCAACCCAATCTATTATTAGTGGTTTTAGAATGTGAATGAATAACTCAAAACTTTCTTCCTTTTTGCCTTCATTGAATAACGATCTAACTTGATCTTGTAAATCTTCAACTATTTCATCCAAACGTTTAGTATTCTGTTTGGAATAAAACAGATTATACATTTCTTCAATCATATCCGTATTTTTTTGATGATGTTCTCTTTGGTAGCGTTCTTGTTGCCCCATAACTCTGGATTTCTTTAATTGTTCGGGTGTTAACTTTGTGTGATCTTTTGAGTGGGCTATATCATGTTCACCTAATACTTCTTTTCCCTGCGCTTTATAGTTTTCTGCTTCACATTGGCGGCATATAGTCTTCCAGCCACGCTTACCGGCGTTGTAGGGTGTATAGTTTTTGTTATTAACTTCTTTGGTTACATCACATTGAAGACAGGTTCTATCTTGCCCATGTTCGGCTTGAGCAGCCGCACCTAACTTTCTTCTGGATACTGGTGGTAGTTTTATTGTGGCGCGATATTTGTGGGGGTTAGCTTCCATATCAAGTTTTTTTTGTTTCGCAGGGGAAATCCAATCTTTAGGTCTATTTCTTCTTATTGCCCAAGCCTTTTTCATTTTCAACTTGGTTTCTTCTGAGCGTTTAGAACCTTCATTTGTCATTTCTTTTTATCCTTTTTGTCGTCCCAGACTGCCATTGAGCAATAGGTTGTAATAATAGCCGTAGCGGCAAGGAATCCACTTTTAACAACAACTACACCAAGTGTATCGTTTACTCCACCGAATAACACAAACGCAATACTTAATGCGCAAAACACAATAGCCAATATGATAATTTTTCGACGAATAGCCCAGTGGTTTTTCTTCATGGTGGTATTTATTAAAAAGACCCCCGAAATACGGAGGTAAGTCGGGGGTCTTGGTATTCTCAATGCTCGGTTGGTACCCTGCAAGGTTATTTATCATTTTATAAGGTCTTTGATGATACAATAACCTATTACTGTGTTGTTATTGTGTTTAGGTGTTCGTAATCGTGGTTTATTTAAGTATACTACTCATGATTTCCCTTACCTACTTCTTCCAAGGTTTTGACCTAAATGCCAATCATCCAAAATGAACACAGTATCATTGTGATTCCCAAAACCTTACTTCCAAGTCGTATAAGGTTATTTATCAAAGAACTCATTTAGAAAGAACTCAGCATCTAAAACCACAACTGGTTTCTTATTATTTTTTTTTAACACCATTATCGGTGTATGCTTTCCGCTATTGGCTTCGCATTGTTTCCACGAAGCCCAAAATGAAAGTTTTTCAACATTTTTACATTCTATACTAAATGGAAACGATCTACGTGCTAATGGACTTAACTTTAAGTCTTCACCATGTTCGCCACGGAAGGCACTTCGCACATCATCTTCTTCAAGATGCGGGAACAGCTTAAATAACTGATCCCTCACCCAATCTTGTAATTTCTTACCTTTTGTATAACTATAGCTTTTTCTTGACATTTTCTTTCTCCTGTCGTCTCTTTAATGTTCTTCTTTTACCTTGTTCACGAGCATATATAAGTCTCGCAACATGATGCTTTCTGTAATTCTCTTCTCTTCTCTTTTTATGAAGTTCTGGATTTTCATCATAATGTTTTTTTTGTGTAGCTGCTATGACAGCCTTTTCTTCTGGAGACATATTCGCCATTTTTTGTCGTTTTTTTTTATTATTTCTTATTCTTTGTTCTTCTGATGGTTTATACTTTTTCTTCCTCCTACCTTTTTCTTTTGTATGATATAGGTGCTCGGGATTTACACATAACCGGTTTTTACAATTACGATAAACTGGTCGTCCTTCTGGAATACCACCTTTGTATAATATATACATTATTCTACCAGGACTAGAGGTAGGACTTTCATATATACCAATAACAGGTCTATTTTCTACATTAAAAGCACCAATCCACTGCCAACATCCATTTTCAAGAATTTCGTATCGTTCTTCAAGTTTTCTCAATAATATATCTTTGATGATGAATTCGTTTAGATCAATAGCCGGTAAGCTTCTTGTTTTATTCTTCTTGGGTTTATAGTCTTCAAACCAATATGGATGAGTATCAAAAAATATTTCCGCTGTAGCTTTGTCGAAATCTGGTGAAGTGATTATGGCAAACTTGTAAAAGGCTTCTCCTATGGGAGTGTTTTTATCTGGTAATGGTGTGTCTTGAAAAGTTTCCATGATAATATTATTTATTTTTTTATAGACTCGGGTCTTTCTTTATGATAGTATAGTTTAAGTATTGATTAACTATTGTTTAACTAAACCTTGGCGGTTCACTTGATAACTACAAGGTTTAGATCGGAAAAGATAAATAGAATTGTAAAGCATTCCGGCGGATGTTTGAAGAAAAAATATAAAAGAATTTGGTTAGATTTTCGTCCTCAAAAATCGCTTCTTGTTTTTTCTTCATAAAACAAAATGCTGCCCCGAGTGCTCCGCCAGACGCTCGGGGCTTTACTTTGTCAAAAGGAGTTAGAAAATGACAGAAAAAATGATATTTCCAAAAAGTAGAGGTTTTGTAATAAAACCCATTAAAAAAAATAGAGGTGTTATTAAAAGTTGGTATAAAACCCAAGCGGCGCAACACCATGAACATCGTAAAGAGTTAGCAGCAATAGAGTTCTATATAGATGAATTGCCTTGGTTGGTAGTTATAGTCGTTGATGATCACGATAAAGATACTTTATTATCAGAAATAAGAACTTATTGTAATGATAGTGGGCTTGATTGTGTTAATGTTGATGATGAAATGATATTAAACGATCCGGCGTACCACTTCAATGATATGGTTAGTTATCGTTTTAAGGATGAAACTGATGCTATGGCTTTCAAATTGAGGTTCGCATGATGGAAATAGAAACAGTAGCTATAGTTGTGTGTATGATTTATATAGTAATCACAACCGGTCTTAATATAAAAAGATATTTTAAGAAAAGAAAACTACAAAAAACAAATCAACAAGTTATAGCAAATGAAAAAGTAAAATTAGTAATCAATGATATGGAAGAGGATTTTTGGTTTGCTATTTCATGGGTTAATGGTGAAGATTATACCGATAGTAAAGAAATGATGCTGGCCCGTATAGGTTATTATGGTTGGATACATGAAAATATAAAAGGCAATTTTGATATGAAAGAAATTATAGAACATTATCAATCATCAACAAGTACAGGCAAACAAGTGGCAGTAATGATTAAATTTGATGATGATGCAGATGCTATGGCTTATAAGCTCAGGTGGGGGGAATAATGGATAATATTACAGTATTAAATGCTGAACCAAATGTTATGACCAAGATATTCAGCAAGCGTGGGAAGAAAGATTATGATTTCGCCAAATGGTTCATTCATAATGAAGTGCCCTGCTCAGGAATAGAAGACTTATCTGAACTATTAACCGCGTTGGAAACCGAACCACATATGGTAGTAATCAGGGGAGCACTTATAGAAGGTCGTGATCCAAGTAGAGTATTAAGGCGTAAAGATGCTTGGGAAGGCGAACTGGCATATTACATAACTGTCCCTAAAGGCAGATATTTTATAATGGCGGATTTTGATAAGTTCCCCACTATACCAGGTCTACAAGAAAAAGATAGAGTTGAATGGATGATAGGGCACCTACCAGATTATTGCCACAATATATCGTATCATTATCAATGGTCTTCACAGGCTGGATTATACGGATGGGATGAATTAAGATGCCATATATGGTTCTGGCTTGAAGAACCGTTAACCGATGAAGAAGCGTCTGATTGGGCTATTTCTACTGGTGTATTAGACGATTCGCCAATGAGAACTGTTCAACCCAACTATACTGCTAATCCAATCTTCCTTGATGTTCACGATCCAGTTGAAAAGCGTTCTGGTTTTGTTATAAAAGAAAATAATAGTCTACTGATACCCAAACCTACCAAGCCTGAAATTATTTTTGATAAAGCAAATATAATATCATCGAGCACTTATATTCCAAAAGGTTTTGACGCATTGGTGAACGATATAGGACCAAGATATCATATGCCTATTCAGCGTGCTATTGCATCATGGATAGCCAGTACAAGCCCCCCGCATGATATTTCAGAACTAAAAAGGAGAATAGTGGAACGAATCAACTGCGCTCCTTCTGGAAGTAGCGAAAAGTCTATATACTTAAAAGACAGATATTTAGATTCGTCTATAAGTGGTGCCATAAGAAAGTTTGGCGGAAAGGGTGTTGGTAAAGCAACACGACTTCCTTCTACACCATTAGAAAAGTTAAGATACAAAATATCAGGAGGTAGAAAGATATGAGTTATAAGTTAGAAAACTGGAAAAAACAATTAGTAAAGGCAAAAGAAGATTTAAGCAAATTCAACCCCACAAACTTAACTCAAAAACAAGTTAACAGGGAAACAGAATTATTAGAAAATAAAATAGCGGACTTACTTGATAAGATTGAAAAAGAAGAAGGAAATGTAAAACCTTGGGAAATCAATGAAAAAGGGGAACTGATTGGAAATCCTGCTATAGAGTGGCTGGTGAAAAACCCATACAAATATGTTCATAAGAATAATGCATATGTTTTACAGTTGGGTGATTTCGAGTATGATTTATTTTCAGCAATATCAATGAAAGAAATGCATGTTGAATGGAATGATAAAGATTTTCGTGAAATAGTATCTATGGAAATGGAAGAGCAAAACTATAAGTATCGTAAGATTACTTATAGTTTTCATGAAATGGGTAAAGATTATCTAAATCTTATGACTACCGATCATTGGATTCAACCAACCTTTTTTGAAAAACACCATTGGATATTTGATTGCCTAATGTATTCATTGGGTGGTGGTAAGAGAGAAAATATAGAACACTTGAAAAAAGTAATAACCTATAAGTATCTCCACCCCGAAGAATTCAAAATACCCGCGCTGGTGATATTTGGTGAAGGTAGTGTAGGTAAGAACCTACTAGTTGATTTAGTCCTCGCCGCCATCTTCGGAAAACATCAAACACTATCTGCCAAATCAGAATCTGTACTTGGAAAATTCAATAGTAGTATTAAAGGTAAGACCGTTGTTTTAATAAATGAAGCAGTGGCTATTAAAACAGATATGGAATCTGTAAAAGATTTAATTCATAAACAACGGATTATTATAAATGAAAAAAATATAGCCGAATATGAAGTCGATAATACACCGTTGTATTTGTTGGGTGGAAATAGTACCGATAGTGCAGTCATGTTGGGACAAGATGAAAGCGATAGAAGATGGTCTATTATGAAAGTTGAAAAGAATTTTACAATGGCGTGGTGGATTTCTATGTATGCTGATGGTAACGGGAAGGATGAATGGTCTATTGACGATTCTACTGAATGGCTTACTGGAGGAGGAGATAGAAAAACATTAGGTAGTAAAGATGAAATATCAAAATGGTTGGGAAATCTAATACAAGAGTATGGGGGTGGGAAACTTCCTACCGCATTACATGGTGAAGATTATAAAGCACTTATGGAAGATCAGAAAACTATACATGTTCGGTTTATTGAGGCTGTATTAGGTCATGGTGGATTTAAGTGTATTGAAAGAAAGGTTCTTTATCAGGGATATGTAAAAGAACTGGAGCGTGTTGGGAATACCAGATATAAGATAAGTGATAAAAAGTTTTATAAAATGGTTCGAGAATATATGAACAAAAATAAGAACATTGATGAAAAAGAAGTTCGTTGGAGTACCAGAACAAGAACGTTAATACCTGTCTTTTATCGTAAGGATAGAAATACTGCTTGTGACATGGATACTTATGAATTTTACTTCAATAATCGTAAAGAGTGGGAAGGACCGTATATATGAGAAATAAGTATGTACTTATGTATGGTCTTTTGTATGGTCTTATTTGGCAGAAGTCTGCCGAAAGTATACTCTTATTACCTTTTTCTTAAATTTTACTATATATAACGTAAATTGAAAAGAATCCATTTTCTCTTTTATACGTGAATGTCAAAAAAAGGGTAATAAGAGTATACTGGGGGTACTCATCTTTTAACGTGACACTGTTAAAAAACATAAATACCCCTATGAACGAACATCTACAAATCATATTAGCCGATCAGAGAAAGAGAGAAGCTGCCTATAAGCGAGCACATAATTGTATTCGGCTTACGGGTAATCCAGATAAACTAAATGAACTTGCTGACGCCGAATCAAAGAATACATTATCACGATTAAAGTTAGATTGCCAATGCCGAAAATGTGGTTTATTAAAATTCTATTTCAAGACTAAATCTGATTTACCGAAACACCAACAAGATAGAATATTGCAAATGGAATGCAGTGGAAACAATAGAGCCTAATGGAGCACTTATGATAAACTGGAATTATAGAAACGCATTAAAAATGGGATTGAGAGAAACCTATCAGATTAAAGAAACCCTGACGTGTGAAATGACTGATATAAATGTAATGTTTTTTCTTTGCTCGATACAACTCAATATGAGAGTGCAGTATTAAGAAGTAGGCATGTATCGCTTTTCATCTACTCAATGTTTAAAGGGTTATATTGTGAGATGTTTTGACTCACGCAGCAACACTTGGTGTTCTATGACAGCCTACATGCCATAAAGGAGGTACAATAAACCCTAACTGAATTCCTTTAATATTTATAAATACAAGGGGTATCGGCTCGCATACATAGATGCCCCCGAGAATTTTATTTCCCCCAAGTCCCCCCATACCCCTCCCCAACTCTGACATATAAGTGCTCCACCATTATCATAAGTGCCCCATCATATCTCTATAAGTGTTCCACGATATACACAAAGTAAGTAATAGTCTAAGCACAACTATGGGATACTTATGTAAGCACGGTAGAAACTGTTGGTTATAGTTTATTATTAACTATTTGATACAGTACACACCGTAGGGACACCGTGGAACATATCGTGAACAAATCATAAACATAAGTATCCCAGTATTATCCACAATGAATTCAGGGTATATCTACGGTTTACCAAGGTTTCGGGCGAGGCTTAGATCACTTATGGGAGGCGTTGGAGTACTTATTAACCTTGAGGCACTTATTCCTACGATGAAACACTTATTCCTGACATGAAAAATCGCTGATAAGTATCCCAGTATGCCCAAAATACTATAAAATGCGCTATAAGTGTCCCAGTATGCCAACAAAGTTTAGCCATAAAACACTTGACGGAACTACGCCCCGCGTAGGTTCCGATTGCGCAACAGGATAGTTGCTGCGCAACTTCCTGTAAGTATGAATGGTTGTTCATATATTATATCATTCAACAATATACCCGAAAGTGCGACACTTTGTTACACTTTAAGATGCTTATTGACATAGATAATAATGATAAAAAGTGAAGAAAGTTGTTGACTCTGTTGAATAAAACTGCTATATTTAGCGTTAATAACGCTAAAAAGGCATAAAAAGATAAATAGATATAGGAGAGAAAATAGATGATTAAAATATTAACAGTGATAAGTGCCCTATTTTTATCAGGATGCTCGATATATTTAGACGCCGCGATACTGATATTCAGTGTGGCTGAACAACAAGAGATACAGGAGATAAAAGATGCCGATAAATGATGAGTATGAAATCATCAGGGAATTACGAAGACTAGCTGAAAAAGGTATAGTTGAAAATGTTATACTCATAGATGAAACAAGACAACATTTAGTAGGAACCCTTTCTCTGAATGGTCGCTGGCGAGCTTCCGTAAAATATAAAGGTAAAACTCAACATATTGGTATGTTTAACACCGAAGATGAGGCACACGAGGCATATAAGAAAGCCTATAAAGTGCTACATAAAGAGGAATGGCTGCCTTCTACGCTTGATAATAAGCTTGCCAAGTTGGAGAAGTTAGTGGAGAAACATCTTGAAGGGAATTCTAAAAACAATGGAATATAACCTACACCTTGGCGAATCATCCGAAGTATTAAAAGATTATCCAGATAATCATTTTCATAGCGTAGTCTGCGATCCTCCATACCTTATAAACTTTTTAGGTAAAGGCTGGGATGGTGATAAAACAGATTTGAAACCGGTATTCGAGGAATGTTTAAGAGTCCTAAAACCGGGTGGATATCTGCTGGCGTTTAGTTCGGCAAGAACATACCATAAGACTGCCACCATGATAGAAGATGTTGGATTTGAGATTAAGGATATGATTTCTTGGATTTATAGTTCGGGTTTCCCAAAGGGCGGAAATACCGCTAAAAAGATTGATAAGTATCTCGGTAATAACACCGATGACCATAACGATAACTATCGTGATACAGACGGAGAATCAAATCTATACGATTTGGGATTTTTAAAGGATTTACACGGTAAAGAAATTGATAAAGATGCTTCTTATGAACCAACTTCCGATGTTGCTAAACAGTGGGATGATTATTCCACTAATCTAAAACCAAGTCAAGAGCCTATATGTCTGGCAAGAAAGCCTACTAAACTATCCACGGCTGCCAACTGTTTAGAACATGGCGTTGGTTCCATGAATATTGGAGCTTGTAGAATACCATATAAAGAAGATAATACACCAGAATGGCATAGTAAAAGTTATACAACAGTTTATGAAACATATAAAGATAAACCAAAAGGTAGTGGTGATAATATTTCTTTCTATCCCGGATCAAATATAGATAATCCTAAACCATCAGCCGGTAAAAGACCCGCATCGTTCTTCAATGGTATAGAAGGTGATACAATATCCGGTGGTGATGGATCAGGAGATTGGACTGCCAGTGATAAAGGTAGATGGGCTGCGAATGTAATAGGCGAAATCAAAGGATATGAGAAGTATTTCTATCACCCGAAAGTGAGTTCATCAGAGCGAGCACTATACATGAGTGTAGAAAATAAGCCATTTTCAGATGTAGCTGCTGGTCAAGGATCAGATATGTTAGATGTAAGAAAAGAAATAAATGAAAACGAAAGTAAAAAGAGTGGAAATATCCATCCAACAATGAAACCAATAGATTTGATGAAATACCTATGCAGATTGGTCACACCGAAAGGTGGTATTATACTTGATCCGTTCATGGGGAGTGGTTCAACGGGTATGGCGGCAGCCAGAGAAGGATTTGATTTCGTTGGTATAGAAATGAATGAAACATATTATAACATAGCAGAGCAGCGTGTCAGTATAGAGTATGATGCGCCTGCTAATAATATATTTGGAGAAGAATAGTGAAGTATAATTTACACCTTGGCGATTGCCTTGATAAAATGAAAGACTTGCCCGAGAATAGTATAGATTTAACCATGACCAGTCCTCCATATGATAATTTGCGAACATACGAAGGGTCGTTGGATTGGGGTATACATATATGGAAACCCGTCATTCGTGAACTTTATCGTATAACCAAAAAGGGTGGAGTAGTTGTATGGATTGTATCTGATGCCACGGTAGATGGTAATGAGACTGGCACTTCATTTCGTCAGGCATTATACTTCCAGAGTGTAGGTTTTAAGTTACACGACACGATGATATGGGACAAAGGAAACTTTTCTACTGTTGGGTCATTAAAAGTTAGATATGCTCATGTATTTGAGTATATGTTTGTATTCAGTAAAGGCAAGCTTGGGACATTTAATGCGTTAATGGATAGAAAAAATCTTACTTTTGGTAGTAAGTATCAAGGTTCAACCCGTATGCCAGATGGTAGTATTAAGAAGTATAACGAAAATAAGAAACTTGTTAATGAATTTGGGCAAAGGCATAATATATGGTTGATTCCGCATCAAGGCAGTCAAAAAGCAAAACATCCTGCTGTATTCCCTGATGCTATAGCCACTGACCATATTTTATCATGGAGTAATAAGGGCGATGTTGTATTTGACCCATTTATGGGGAGTGGTACAACTGGTAGAATGGCTGCCCGAAACGGGCGGGACTTTATTGGTATAGAGAAGGTTGAAGAATACTATGATATAGCCAAGAAAGATATTACATGGGCATATGAATGCCCTGCAAATAATTTATTCAATAATGAATAAACACAAACAAAAATGAGGAAATATAAGATGCCGACAGTAAATATGAGTGAAGTAGTAAAGAAAATAGAAGATAAAAAAATAGCAGCGCAAGCAGCACCAGTGGCACCAGTGGTTCCGGTAGCACCGAAACCAGAGGCAGATACCAACACGTTGGGTATGGTTCAACATATTGTAAAGATATTTGAAGCACACGAAATAAGAATAGCAAAGTTGGAGAAGAAACTCGAACAAAAAGATTAAAGTTGAGGGCGTATAGATGCAGGCGTTGTTCCAGTCTGAAAAGGTAAAAGTGGTCGCCCTACTGACTTCTTAACCACTTCTACCACGGAACATTCTTGCGGTTATTACCATCGGTAATAATCGTTGCGCAAGAAGAACTTCACATGAAGTTCTTGTTAGTTAACAGGAGATAGAAGATGACGACAAAAGATAAAGAAAGTAGAAAGAAAATAAAAGAATATCTGGATAGTCTTACAAAAAATCAACGAATAATATTTTTTGCAGAATCAACAAGATTTTATAAAAATTTAGTGAAAGTTTATAATAGTTATAGAAAAGGATATAAGGAGAAGAAATGATTAAAGACGATTATGAAATGGGTATTGGTAGAAAGCCATCGGAATCTGCGACGGCAGCACCAACATTCAACCAAGGAAATATAGATAGTTTAAACTTGGTTCAACAGATTTGGGCAGTTTTAGAGGCGTATGATATAAGAATACATAAACTTGAAGAAGAAAAAAAAAGCCGTTCAAGAGGTGAGTTTGAAAAAGCTTTTGGTTCGGAGGATGAAGAATGTTGAATAGAAGTATAGTAGATTTAATAGTGATATTTTCTGTAATAACAATAGGAATATTTGTGATTTATACCGCAGAGATAATTCACCCAAACGGTGAAACAACACGGATAGAAACACCTTCCGCCGAAACGCTTAAACGAGGAGATGAATAATAATGGACTTTAAACAATTTGTAGTAGATGTAATGCCAACAGAAGGTATACAAGGATATATATTAGATGCTAAAAGTGTCTCATCTGATTTTGATAATATGATAACAGAAGATAAAGAACCTAGTGTAAATGCTACATTATTGTATGCCGTTGGTTTTATATCATGCGAGATAGGATTGAAGAATCCACCAATGTTTTTAACAATGTGGTCGATAATGAGACAAGAATCGAAACTCTATTTCGTATTTAGTTGTGAAGAAGATGCAATGGCATTTAAGTTGAAGTGTCAATGACGAAAACAATAATGGAAAAAACCGAAGGAGATAAAGAATGAAAATAGAAACAACCTATAATATCATATTAGATTATACAACTGACTACCAATATAGAATATTAAAGAAATATGAAGACCGTTTTTATATTGCTAATATACCTTCCGAACAAAGGAATGTTATACATTTCTATAAGGAAAAGGATGTGCTGGATTATGTTTCGGATATTGAAGGTAAGATAAAACACCCTTCCGCCTCAACGCTTAAACAAGGAGATAAAGAATGAAAGAATATATAAAAGACTACCTAAACCGTATTGTAATAAAAGCATTGATAGATGGTGAAGAATACATCAATGTCGTATATGTTGATGATTTTGACCAGTATATGATGAACGATGAAGTAAGAAAACAATACAACGATTTTCTAACACTGGCTTTGTATATAAACATTGATAAAAGCAGTGAACACCCTTCCCCCACAACGCTTAAAGAGGATTTAGATAATGAATAAAGAATATGACCATTTTTTCGGACTAATGACCCATATGGGTCGCGTTGTAAGATTTCGTGAATGGGAGCGAATGTTGGATATGGGATACAAGGAACTGGAAGAAATGAAACAGAAACCAATACCATTGAAATCAAAATGCCTGCACTGTGACAAACCAACCGAATAATGAGGATTTATTAAGATGATTTTAGAAATAATAGTAGGAATAAGTGTCCTATTGAATATAATATTCTATGTTGTTATAGACCTACAACATAAAAAAATAAAAGAAAGACTTATAATAGAAAACGAATTCAGTTTTAAGATAGTTGATTTGGTTGATGCGGTCGAAAAAAGAGTGCGTAGATTAGAGGATGATGAACAACAATCAAACCCCAACCGTGATTTACAGGATGATTCATAATGTTAGATAAGTATGATAATGTTATTGATGCGGCGTACAAGGTGTTGTGGGAACCTAATATAGTAAATCGTGAAATAATCAACTGGTTCTATGAACATAAAACGGTGTGGGGAATGATAGAATGTGGTTCTGATACCTACATTGTGTTTGATGATGATGAAGATGCAGTAGCGTTCAAACTGAAATGGCTATAAAAGGAGATTTAAGATGAAAGAATATTTAACAACAATGTCATATTTAGACCACTACCTTATCGACAAAATGGGAAACGGAATAAGGGGTGTTGGTAAATCCAATTTGATAATATCGGCAGTAATGGAGTTCTCTGAAAAAAGTTCACTATGGTTTGAGCAAGCACAATGGATAGATGATAATATAGGAAAAGTTATACACATTGATCGTTTTGAGTGGGTGTTTGAAGATGAAATAGATGCAGTAGCGTTCAAACTGCGATGGTGCTGA